GCGCCGTAGCTGCCCAGCGTGCCGAGCATGCTGGAGCCCTGGCCCAGCAGCCCCAGCAGCCCGCCAGCACCGCCACCGCCGCCTGTCGCCGCTTGAGCCAGGCCGCCGAACATGCTCCCCACACCGCCAGCGATGGGCGCCAGCACGGCCCTGATGGTCGGCTGCAGCACGAGCGTCTTGAAAGCGTTGACCAGTGTGTTCTTCAGGTTGTCCAGGAACCCGGCGCCGCTCTCGAAGCCGCGCATCAGGGCGTCGACAAGCCCGTCCTCGACGGACTTCACGGTCTTGGCCCACTCGCGGGCGGTTTCCTGGGCGGCGTCGCGGGCCTGCACGGCGGCCTCAGCGGCCCAGCCTTGCTCCTTGGCGTTCTTCAGGTCGCGCAGGGCTTCCACCTGCAGGGTGATGCCCTCCAACTCTTCGCCGCGCACACCCGTGGCCAGCGCGATCTGCAGGCGCTGCTCAGCGGTGGCCAGCGTCTCGGAAATGCGGGCGCGCTCCATGTCGCGCAGCTGCTCCTTCGTCAGCCCGATCTGCGCGTTTTCCTCGCGCAGTTTCTGCACCTGCTCAGCGATGGCGGCGCTCTCGTCCAGCTGCGCGTTCAGGCCCTCGGCGCGCACCTTGGCCATGGCCTGGGCGGCGTCCTTCAGTTCCTTCTCGGCGACGGCGGCCTCCTTTGCGGCGGCTGCGCTGCGCTTCTTCGCGTCGGCGTCCTTTAAGGCCGCGCCCGTCAGCTGCGTGACTGCGCCCGTCAGCTCGGCAGTCGCCTTCTTGCTGTTGAACGACGCGATGGCCTGGTCCGCCATATCGCCAGTGATGGCGTCCACGCTGGCCGATGCGGCGGCATAGTCGGCCCGTAGCCTTATCAGCTCGGCGTCCAGGTCGCTGGTATTGCGGGTGGCGCCCCGAACGCTCGCAGCCCACGCCAGCACCTTGGCGGATGCCGAGTCCATCCCGAGCGCAGACAGCCCGCCCGCAAACTTCTCCAGGAACCAGCCTATGGCGCCGCCCATGGTGTCGATGGCGCGCTCGAAGTCGTTGGACACGTAGGCCCAGGCTTCCCCCGCGCGCATCTTGACCAGCGCCCAGCCCTTCGTGAGCCCGTTCACCAGCGCGATGCCAGCCAGCTGGGCCTGCAGGAAGTTGTCCTGCAGCCAGGAGCCGATCTGCCAGCCAGCGAAGGCCGCAAACAGGAACCCGGCCGCAACCTGCAACGCGGTGAAGCCGGCGGCCAGCGAAAAGGACGCGGTAGTCGCGCCCGACATCACGAAGGTCAGGGCGGCGATTGCAGGCCCCACCAGACCAGCGCGGGCCAGGAAGATGGTCTTCGCAGCGGTGGCCGCCGTGACTGCTGCGGTGTAGGCCGCCAGCCCAAGGGCGCCGCCCTTGAACAGCACGAAGTAGGCCGCCGCGATCTTGGCGCCGGTGACGAACAGGCCGCCCAGCGTGGCCAGGTTCTCGCTGACAAACTGAATGGCCTCGGCCAGCGTGCGAGTGACAGGCACCGACGTGTTGAACGCCGACACCATCTTGGCGATGTCGTTGCGCAGCAGCTGCATGGCCGCGCCCACCGTCATGGGCATGGTGGCCGCTTCTTCCTTCAGCTTCACGAACTCCACGATCAGCGCGTTGCCCACAACGTCGGCAGTCAGCTTGCCCTGCGCGGCCATCTCGCGAAGTTCTTTGCGGGTCTTGCCGAGCGCCGACTCCAGCGCCTGCATGACGCGCGGCGCCGCCTCGCTGACCGAGTTGAATTCCTCGCCGCGCAGCACGCCGGACGCCATGGCCTGGCTGAACTGGATGGTGGCGCTGCTGGCCTCGGCCGTGGTCGCGCCGCTCACCCGCAGCGCGGCGCCGAAAGCCTCGGTGATGGTGGCCGTGGTGCGCGTGTCGCCACCCAGCTTGCGGATCGGGTCCGCCATTCGGGCATAGAGCGTGGTCGTTTCCTGGAGACCGACCTTGTTGGTCTGCGAGATGCGGTAGACGTCGCGCTGTGCCTGCTCGTACTCGGCCTGGCTCTTGGTGGCCAGCTTCAGGCGCGAATCCAGGCTGCTCATGGCGTCGGCCACTTGGATGAACTCGCGCACGGCGTAGCCCAGCGTGAGGCCACCGAACACGTTTCGGATCATCCGGCCCGCCGCCTCTGCGGAACTGGCCATGTCGCCCGTGGCCTTGCGCGCGTCGCCCATGTCCTTCCGCAGCCGCGCCACGTCGGCCAGCATCTGGATCTCGATCTGGCCCGCGATCAATGCCGCCTCCGTGCGCGTGAGCCGAACACCGAGCGGATGCGGGCCTCGACGTCGTTGCGGTCGTGCGCTCGCGGCGCAGCCCAGGGCGGCGGCATGTTCGGGTCTTCAGCCTCAGCCACGCCGGCCACGTACACCTGCGACAGCCGGCGCAGCGTGCGCGCCTCCCATGGCGTCAGCTCGTAGCCGGCCGCCTGCTGGTACGCCTGCAGCTCGGTGAACGACAGCGGCGCCAGGGCCATGCCACCGCCCAGGGCCGGGCCCACCTCCAGCAGATGCCCCAGCACCGCCTGCGCGGGCTCGCTCAGGGGCGGCATGGGCACGGCTGCGCCAGCGTCGTGCAGCTTCTTCGCGCGCGACACGGGTGGAGTGCTTTTCATGCCCTTGCTCGTCTTGCTCTTGGGTGCGGCGTGCAGCCAGGCCAGGTGGCGGACGTACAGGCTCAGCTCTTCGCCGAGCCCGACTTGAAATTTGCCCAGTCCCCCACCTTCGCGCTCACCTGATCGGCGATGAAGCCGATCGAGCGGTCGCTGAAGATGGCCAGCAGCTTGTCGCGGCCGTCCAGGTCGTCGTAGGCCAGGTCGATGCTGGCGGTGATGTCGGCCAGGAACTCGGCCGTCACGCGGGCCTGCTCTTCGCCGCCCATGGTCTTGCCTTTGGCCAACTTCGCCATCAGCTTGTCGCTCTTGCGCTGCTGGGCGCCCTGGTACTGGCGCGAGCCCGGGCCGTAGACCGTGCAGGTGCAGGGCTTGCCGTCGTCGCCCTTCAGAGGCTGATCGTCGGCGTCCATGAGGTCGAAGGTGAGCGTTTCCGCCACCGCGCGGGTGCGAATGTTGAGCATGTGCGTGTCCTGTGGAAGGAGGTTGTGCCCGTGCCCGACGCGCGCTCCCCTTCCACAGGGAAGACACGCGCCGGGTCGGTGCTGGGTGTGCGCCGGTCAGGCGCGGGGGTCAGGCCGTCAGGGATTCGACGATGCCGACGCCCGCGCTGTTGCTGGTCAGCTCCAGCATGATCGAAGCGCTGGTGATGTCGTCCACGCCGCCGACGCTCACACGGAAGCTCATCACCTGGGCGGCGAAGTAGTAGACGTCGCCGTTCTGCGTGGTGATCTTGAAGCTGTGGTCGTTGTCGCTGGCGCTGGCCGTCTTCATCAGAATCTGGCCGGCGTCGTCAGTGTCAAGACCCACTTCGAGGCTGATCTGGCCCTCGTTGTAGGAGCCCTTGCGCTTGACGGTGCTGCGCGTGGCCACAGGGTTGTGCGTGACCAGGTTGTATTCCCGGCCGAACTCGCCCAGGTTCGTGACCTCGCCGATGGCGGTGTAGGTCAGTGCGGCGTAGCCGGTGACGTCGTAGGTGGCGGGGATGCCTGCGCTCACGTGAATCGTGGTGCCGGCAGAGGTGCGAACAGCCATGGTGCTCTCCAATGAAAAAGGCCACCTCTCGGCGGCCTGGAATGAAAAAAGCCACCTCTCGGTGGCCAGTTGCGCTGCCCCTGCGGGCGGGGTTTGGTCAGGAGCCCTGCGGCTCCATGAAGCTGATCCAGAAATCTCGGCCGCGCATGCAGATTTGCCGCGCGCTCTCGGTGTCGGCGGCGTCGGGCATCTGCGCGCCGGCCAGCACCACTACGTTGGGCACACCGGCAAGGGTCACGTTGATGCGGCCCTCGCACGCGCCGCGCACTGCGGCATCCACGGCCACCATGCGGGCGAACTCGCCAGCACCGGCCACTGAGCTGATGCGCACTTGGCACTTCACATGCCGCGTCGTGGCGGCCATGCTCAGCGTCTTGCGCTCCATGCGGCCCACCACGTCGTAAACCACAGCCGGGATGGGCCGGCCCTCGGGCAGCAGCAGCGGGAAGATTCGGTCGGCCACCAGCGAAGTCAGGGGCGCGTGCTGGCTCAGCATCGCGTGCACGATGGCCTCGATCATTCGGGGTCGTCCCAGCTTCCAGGGCCGGGAACGTCCATCTGGTGTTTCTTGATGAGGCGACGCGCGATGTAGTCACGCATGGCCATCACCGCGTGGCGGTTCTTCGAGCCCATGGCCTGCGACATGAACGGCTGCGCCTTCGCGCCCGGGTGCACCACCGAGCCCACCCAGCGGCCGGCCACCCACAGCGCGCCGCCAGGCTTGCGCGGCTTGATGTGGTGCGGCTTCGTGCCCTGGTGCACCATGTGGGCGTAGAAGGCCGCCGGCTTGCCCTTGGTCTGCCGGTCACGCCCGCCGGCCTTTACCTTGGCGGTGACGGTGCCGCGCTTGGTGTTGACGCTGATGCGCACCGAGTCGCGCAGCAGGCCGCGATAGTTGCGGTAGACCTTGCGGCCCCGGCTGCTGGGCGCAGCGATTGGCACGCGCTGCTTCGCTTCTTCCTTCAGCACGTTCACGCCAGCGCGCAGGGCGCCGCGCAGGATGTTCTTCTCCACCTTCGCCGGCAGGGTCTGCAGGAACTGGTTCAGCTCCTTCAGACCCTTGACGTGCGTGGTGTCATTCATGCGACCACTCCATGCAGATCAGCTCCAGCCGGTCGCGCCGGCCCAGCTCGGCCACGCTGATGATGCGCAGCAGCTCGCCGTCGTGCAGCACCCGGTGCGTCTCGCGGCCGATGCCCGCGCGCCAGCGGATGCGGATGCGCACCAGGGCGGCGTAGCTGGCCACCTGCAAGGTGCTGTCCTCGGTCGGCTTGAGCGTGCTGGGCGCCACTTCTGCCCAGGTCTTGCGCGGCTCGGCGGTCCAGGTCTCGACCTCGGCGCCGGTGGCCGCGTCCCGGGTCACGCCACGCACCTGCAGCGTGATGCGCCGGTCCATGCGCTCGGCCGGCAGGCGGGCCATCATGCGTACAGCCTCAGCGGGTCCAGGATGCGCACCAGGTACTGATTCGCCTCGACCGCGCGCTGCGCCGTCAGGGTCGGGTTGTCGATCATCAGGACCACCAGGGCCTTGATGAACAGCTTCGCGCAGGCCGGCACCTGGTCTGGCGACTCAGCGCCCGCCGTGGCGTCGATGCGCACGCGGTGGCCGACTGCTTTGTCGGCCAGCTCGGGCCATGCGGTGTCCAGCGTCGGCGCGACCTCGAAGCCCTGGCCGCTGCTGTCCCAGGCAGAGATCACGCGGCGCTTGTTGAGGCGCGTTTTTCGGCTGCGGCCCGATGTCGTCCATTGCTTCAAACCGAAAGCCTATGCGGGCCTTGTGGCCTGGGCGATCTGGTGGCTACGCA